ACTATACATAGATAATTACAACCTTAGAGGTCATTCATGTTATAAAGTTCTTTAATGTCAATTTTATATGCAGCTGGTCTGTCGTAGTGTCCAAAGTTAGTCAATCGTTCTGGCATATCATCTACAAAAGGAAACCAACCCATTATAGAAAAATTAAAATCTTTATCGTTATCTTTTATAATTAAAATATATTTTCCTTTCTTCTCACCAGGTCTAATCAGTAAAAAATTATAATTTCTTTTTTCTTGAGTTCTTATTTCAATATTATTTTGAAAGTCTGAGTCGTTATATCTTTCTAAATTGTCGGTATAAGAACCATTATAAAATTGATTCATAGCCTTTGCATAAGCCACCTCACCCAAAGCACCTAAAAATCCATCAGTTAATTGTCCTTTTAAGCCTTTATTGTAGCCATAAGAAAAGCCTTTATTCATTTTAAGATTACCAATAAATCTTTTATTAGCTGTGTCTAATGCTAATTCAACATCAATAGGTTTCAGTTCAACTTTTATCATGTTTATCCTTTTTATAATTAATTCTTTCTCTTTCTATATCTATTTCTTTATTTCTTTTCTCATATTCTTCAAGAGTTGTATTGGTATGATGTTTAAAATAGCAACTAGCACATAAGTCATTACCATTTTCAACTACATCTGCTTTCATTTCGCACTTGCAGCAGATCCGGTAATCTCCATAAATATTTGTTTTATCTGTCATAATAATTTAATTTATTGCTTTTCTTTCTATTTTCATAAGCCCAAAGAGGTTGTAAATTTTTGAAATTACAACATTCGTATTGGTCTTTTAAATTTAATAAATTAAAACTTGTCATTGGTTTAATATGGTCAATATGCCATTTACCATAATTTTGCCAAGTCATAGGTTTATTGTTTTGAGGATTATCATGAAATTGTTTTTCTATATAGGTTTTAAAAAAATTCCAATCACAACCAATTAACTTATTTGTAGAAACCATCTTTTTTGCTCTACCTCTATAAACAAATGACATCAACCTACCTCTTAAACTTAATTTCATTCTAAAATATGGATCTGTTTTTCTTCTTTCTTTAAATCTTTGATTTCTTTTTAACCTAACTTCTGGTCTATTTACCCATTCTTTTAAATATTTTTTAATTCTTTCTTTATTTTTTAATTGATATTCTCTTGCTTGAATTCTTCTTTTTTCTATTGTTCTTAATCTCCAATTTTTAACTCTTTCTGCAATTCTTTTTTTATTTAATAAAATATATTTTTTTTCATACTCTTTTCTTTTTTTTCTAAATTTAGGATCTGTTTGCATCCTTTTTTTTCTATTTATCCAAATTTTTTTAACTTTTTCAGGATTATTTTTATTATATAATCTTCTTCTTTTTAACATTCTTTCTCTAAATTCTTTATCTGTATGGTATTTATTTTTATAAAATTCTTTTTTCCATTCTGTATAAGTTTTTTCGTAACAATTTTGATTGCAATAAAGTTTTTTTCTTGTAAATTTTTGAATAAATTTTTTATTACAACCTTTGCAAATCCTTTTAATATTTACTTCTTTTAATTTACTAACTCTAATTGTTTGATTTTTTCTTGCACATTTTTTTGAGCAATAAACTTTGTTTTTGTTGCTTGTAGTATCTACAAACTTTTTATTACAAATTTTGCAATTTTTCATAATCAATTCATCATTAAATAGGTTGTCCACATAATAACTTCTATAATGATAATTGTTTCCAACATGATTTTTTATTCCTTCCTTTTAATCTTTTAATTTTATTCCAAGTAACCCCATTGATAGACCTAGAGCCTTCAATAATGTTTTTGAAAGTAATTAACTTTAATTGGTCAATACTAATTGAGGGTTTTTCTATTTCTTTCATGGATATTTTTAAGCAGTTCTTTCCTTTTTCTTTCCCAGATTTTTTTGAAATCATTAGGACAATTCTTAATCATATATTTCAAATTGTCTAGCCTTCTCTTATCCTGTCGCCTTGTATAATCAAATATATATGGATAACCAAAATTATTTCTTATCATAGTCCACCCCCAATAATTTCAATTCAACTTTTAACCACTTAATAGCATTAGACTTATTTTTAAATTGTTCTCTTAACCATGTTATAGGGGTTAAATACTTTCCATCTTGGACATTGGCAAAGGTTTCCCAATATCCATCCCAAGTCTTTTTGACTCCATATTCTTTAATATTCATTGTTTCCTTTCTCTAAGTTTATTTATTATCTTATTAACCAAAAAAATACCCCCATAAACGCAATATAAGGCTATTACAAAGGTAATTAATATAAAAAGCATTACTTAGCCTTTATAAACTTAATTAGTCTTTTAAAGTATCTTCTTGGCAGCTCTACAATTTCAACTTTTGGAATAATGTCATTGTCAATTTTTGCCTGACACTCTCCGAAGTCTTGGAAATCGTAGAAGTTTTTACCTGGATTTCTCTTTTCTAAATCTTTGGTAATTGATTCAAAGTCTTTATTTTTCATATTAACCTCAATTGTTTATAATTATTTTTTTTGATAGGATTTAATTTTTTACACATTTGATTAAACATTTTCCAACAATTAGCAGGTGATCTATAATATATAGAACCAACATAACCTTCATCATCCATTTCATAATTAGATAAATACCAAGATTTCATTTTAGTTCCATAATCAATAATTTTACCAGTTAATTTACTTTTAAAACGAATATTTGTTTTAAATAAATTAACCTGGATAAAATCTTTTTTTGGAAATGAATATTTTGAACCTGGATAATTAATTGTTTTTTTAGCTTTAAATAATAATCCTTGCTTTGACAAAAAATCAGGATACCAAAACCAATTTTTATTTTTCATAACTTCCTTTCTTTTAGTTTCTGATCTCATCAGTTAGGGAGTAACCCTAAGACACCCCCAAGAATGAGGGTGTTTCGATCTTTAGCTTAAATTATTTTTAATTAAGCAAGTGTTGTAGGCTTTACTACCAACAGCAGCTAAATATTTTTTTGCTTTTTCTTCGTTCTCTTTTAGCTTTTCTGATTGCTCCGGTGTTGGATTTGTAACAAACTCAACCTTAATACCTTTCGAAGCATAATTTTTAGCTTTTAAAAAACAAATAGCCTTTTGTGATAGCTTTGGAAGTTGTTGAACATCAACTGCTCTAGTAAATTCAACAATATCTTTATCGCTTGAATAACCACTTAAACCAGTCCAAGAAATAAAGTTTTTACCTTCTTTAATATCAGAAGTTAGAACACCCACTTCAGAATATGTTGAAGTTTTAGCCTTGCACCATTCGCCAGTCTTAGGATTTTTAGTAGATGAAACTAATCTAGTTCCTTTCTTGTTAGTTTCTAGCCAAAATCTTTTGCTAGTCTTTTTAAAACCCCAAGGATAATTGTCAACCTCTACTGAATTTTCAAAGCTGTCTTTGTTATATATGTAAGTAGTCATGTTTTTTCTTTCCTTTCTTGATTCGTTAAACATACTTTCTTGTATAACCTTTGTACTATATAGTCAAGTATTAAACCTCAAGATTGTAAATAAAATATTGTTCCTGTTTTGTTCTTATTGATTAAAAAATGATTAAGTAATAAATAAGCAACCAGGAAAGGATTGAAATATGACTACAAAAGGATTTACCCAAGTACCAAATCAATTAATAATAGATCAGAGGCTTAGCAAGGAGGCTAAAGCATTATTTATTTATTTAAGGTATTTATCGCCTAAATTTAGAACTTTAAGAAATGCCACATTATTGTCAAAATTGGATATTTGTTTATCCACACTACAAAAGGCAAAAAAGGAACTAATTAAAGAAGGATATTTAATTATCCACAGGAGAGCCTCTGCCAATAAATATGAGCTAAGACTACCTAAAATTTACTTAGATGATAGAGTAAAAAATACTCAGGAGATTGAGTATAATTTACTTAATATTAATAAAGACAATACTATATATAACAACAATATGTATAACAATACAAAAACCAAAGGTTTCAAAGGTTTTAAAAAGGTTAAATGATGGATGATAAATACTATTATAATGGTGAGCCATTACAGTTGTCTTATTCGAATGATTACAGCATGGGGGACAAGATACAAATTATAAAGAACCTAGAAACTGACTTTCAGTCAGGGATGTTGAGCTGGTCGCAAATGTTTTGGATTATTGATAATGCTAAGTTTGGATCTTATACCTGCCAAAGAATAGTTGATAAATTGATATTTGAAGGAAAATTAAAAAGAAATCCTATAACACTTGATAAGCGAACATTTAACACAATTAGAAAACCTTTTGACTTGTAATAATACCAGATATAGTGATATAATTGCAACAGGTACAAACTCCCTCTTTTAGTTGTTTTACCTATTAGTTAATTAACTTGACCTGGTGAGACTCTTTCCTTTCCTTTCTTTCTAAGCTCTTGCCAGGTC